CGTGGAAGTCAAGAAAAAAAGTTCAGAAAGTTCTTGATATAAAATAAAATGGGATTATATATTTACTAAGAAAGGAGAAATCAAAATGCCAGATAATGATTTAAATAGACGACTTGCAGTTCTTGAACAGCAACTTGGTCTAACAACAAGAAACAATGATAATCATATTCAAGCTAATACTGATAACAATGTTAGTACTAACATTAATTGGCGTGCTTTATACAAGTGGTTAGAGAGTGAAGTCGAAGAAATGATATTCGACCCTAATGCACCACAGTACCTCAAAGATTGGGGTAACAGGATTTTATCCGAAGCACGAAGTAAACTAAATCTATAACAGTTACCCTCGAGGGCTGGCAAAAGGGGGAGTTATCCCCCTTTTTTTATGTCATCACCACCACTTCTTCCAGGCAGCAGCGTAGAATTTACCAGGCAGCAGGTGATACCAGTCAGGTTATCCCAAATCAACATTAGGTACTTACAACCAAACCAAAACACCATATCTAGTATTTTACACCCCCGACCAACCAATCTGCCCGTTGCGTCGTGCGTGCGTGTAAAGGTTGAGTTTTAGACAAACATAGATTAAATTTGAATTTTTTTAGATATGGTACAGATTCCAGAAGAACTTTTAAAATTAAAACTTAGGAAAATGCAAATGGATATTGCGGAGGAGTCCCGTTCCTCCTTCCTAACTTTTGTAAAAAAAGTGTGGCCAGATTTTATTGCAGGTTCACATCACAAAATTTTTGCTAGAAAATTAGAAGATGTTTCACGTGGAAAGATTAAACGATTAATTATCAATATGCCACCGAGGCATACTAAATCAGAGTTTGCTTCAAACCTTTTTCCTGCATGGATGTTAGGAAAGAATCCTAAGCTAAAAATTATACAAACTACCCACACAGCAGAGTTATCTGATGGTTTTGGTAGAAAAGTTAAAAACCTTATTATGCAAGATGAATTTAAAGAAGTCTTTCCTGATGTAAAACTTGCAGAAGATTCTAAGGCATCTGGTAGATTTAATACAAACAAAGGCGGCGAATACTTTGCTGCTGGTGTTGGAGGTGCAATCACGGGCCGTGGTGCAGACTTACTGATTATTGATGATCCGCACTCGGAACAAGACGCACTGTCCGACAAGAAGATGGAAGATGCTTACGAATGGTACACATCTGGACCTAGACAGCGTTTGCAACCTGGTGGTTCAATTGTTGTGGTTATGACAAGATGGTCAGTAAAGGATCTTACGGGAAAATTATTAGCAAAACAAACTGCAGAGAGTTCCGACCAATGGGATGTTGTAGAGTTTCCTGCCATAATTGATGACGAGCCTATGTGGCCAGAGTTTTGGAACTTGCCCGAGTTACTTGGTGTTAAGGCATCTATCTCCGAACAAAAGTGGCAAGCACAGTATCAACAGAATCCAATTGGAGATGAGGGTGCAATCATAAAACGAGAATGGTGGAACGTGTGGGAAAAAGAGAAGATACCTCCCCTACAGCACATAATACAATCATATGATACAGCTTACAGTAAAAGAGAAACTGCTGACTTTAGTGCAATAACAACGTGGGGTATATTTTATCCCGAGGAAGGCGGCCCACCGAACATCATACTTGTTGATATGAAAAAAGGTCGTTGGGATTTTCCTGAACTAAAACAGGTAGCTTTAGAACAACAACAGTACTGGGACCCCGAAACAATCTTGATTGAAGCGAAAGCTTCTGGTATGCCTCTTACACAAGAGCTACGGATGATGGGAATCCCTGTGATCACTTATACGCCTAGTAAGGGCAACGATAAGCACGTTCGTGTAAACTCCGTAGCTCCCCTTTTTGAAGCGGGACAGGTATGGGCACCCGACCATCGCTTCGCCGAAGAAGTTATTGAAGAATGCGCTGCTTTCCCTTATGGTGACCATGATGATTTAGTAGATTCAACGACCCAAGCGTTGTTGCGATTCAGGCAAGGTGCATTTGTTAGCCTGAAGTCAGATTACCAAGATGAACCAACATATATAGAACCGAGGTCGTATTATTGATGGAAAAGAAAATACCAAAAGGATCAGGCATCGCTGTCAAAGGCGTAGGCAAAGCTAGTCAGTTATTGACAAGAGAACCTATGGATTTGTTAGCACAGAAAATGCAAAGAGACTTTGACCTTCTAAACGTACGATCGGAGCGTAGAATTAAAATTAAAAAAATTAAACCATGACTTTAGGAGTACTATACAACTTTGGTAAGAAAGGAATCACTTTTTCTGACGAATTTTTCGATGCAATAAAAGCTATGGGAAAGACTGGCAAGTTCAGTACCCAACGAGATAAACAACTAACAAAGTTTATCAACGATATTTTTACAGATGATCTAACTGATGCAGATGCTTTCATGTTGCGTAATGCAATTGAAAAAGAATTAAAGAAAAAAAACATTGTTAAAGCAGATGGTAAACGTCTTAGCCCTTTTCAGGCAATGATGACGAGAAAAGCTAAGCAAGGCAAATTAACAGAAGCTGCTCAAAGAAATACAGCCGCAGCGAGTAGAGAGGGCAAAAGAAGAAATATGCGTAAAACTTTTGCCATACAAAAAAAACAAGGCAGTGGAACTTTTGCACAAACACCAGAATCCATTAAAAGGAGATCAGCTAAATTATCAGCTACTCGTTATCAAAAAGCGTTGCCTTTTTGGAGAGAAGTTGCAAAGGAACTAGAAGACGGAACTGTGTCAGCAATTGATGCTGTTATGAAATCAAAAGGTTTTACGAACAGAAGCGCAGCATATAACTTAATTTCAGATGTTGGTGGTAACACAACTGGCGGCTGGAATGTTCATGGCAAAATGATGATGAAAAGTGACGACCCAAAAATAAGAGAAGAAGCTTTTCGTATCCAAAAAGAAATTGATTTTTACAATAGAAACAAAAAAGCTTTTGAATTTGTTGAGCCAGATAAAGCAACATACATTGGTCCAAGAAGTAAATTAGAAAACATTAGTGAGTCAGGTTTTTTAAAAGAAAGACCTTCAGCTAAAGAAACAAAGGAAATATTAAAAAATCCTGACTTTAAAGGTTTTATTCAACCATATAATAAACTTATAGGTGAACATATTATGGAGGGTAAAACAAGAACTAAAATGGAGAGAACTATTTCAGATTTTGCACAAAAGCACGGAGGATTCAAAGAGGCATCTTACGTGACCACAAATAGACGTAATAGAATGAAAACAGCTCTCACAGAAAAAATATTAACTAATAGTATTAAAAAAAGTGAATTACTAAATTCTGTTATACCAGGTCAAAGACCACCTTTTAATATTAAAGCACAAATGGATAAGCATGATGCAGCAATTGCCAAAGCTTCAGGGGAGCTCTCTGACTTAGGTTTAGAAACGGCTATATTTGATACCGCTGCAAATAAAGGCAAAGGTAAAATTAAATATTTTGGTAAGCCATACAACAACATGACAGAGTTAGTAAATTCTATTAATACAGGTCAGATACCTGGTAGCGTCGGACAGGGCGGTGCAGGTGGTCCTAGATTTTTACCTATGAAAGAAATAACCATAGACGGTAAAAAAGTTATGACAAACAAATATCAGGACGGTGGTTTAGCGGGAAAGTTTTCAAATTTTCTCGATGCTACTAAAGAACAATTTTTTAAGGGTGGAGAGTACCCATACGATGTAGCAAGCAACGAACCTATTGAAGGCGACATAGAAAATCTTATACCTACATCTGAAGCTGTACAGATGATGACAGCGCCACTAACTTTACAACCCGTAGATGATTTAGTTGATCAAAGTTTAGCTGGATTAAATTATGACATGGTAACAGATGATGAATTACAGAGCTATTTAAAGTCTAGAGATTTTGCTCTTAGTTATAAAAATGAATATCAAAGAGCATTAGATTTTTTTAGAAGACAATCACCTAAAAATAATTTTTTACCTGAGTCAGTTTTGGAGGAGTATCTACCTGAAGGTTCGTTTGTAAAACAAGAACAAAGGGAAGATGTAAATGAAATGGGTATGCCAATAAACGAAATGGGCTTGACTGAACAGGATATTATTAACATGTATCAAGAACAAATTAATGATCCAATGTACAAAGAAATGACAAGACTGTACACAAGTCAAGAACCAGAGGTTGTTGAAAGAAGAAAGGCTATAGAATCTAAATACTTTGGAAATCAATTGAAAAAAGCGGGACTTCTTACAGCCAACGCTTTGATAGAAACATATCAAGCAGTTGCACCAACTGCTTACGCTGGCGATGCGATAGAAAATTTAGCAGAGATTAAACAAGGAGATCATTACTTACAAAGAGAATTAGATGCACTTAAAGCAAGCGGTGAGATGGAACAAGGTGCAACAATTTACGATTTATTCTTACCAGGTAACTCACAAAACCGTGGCGGACTAGAAACATTTACAAAAGAAGAAATTGATGACCGTATTGCTTTTTCAAAACAATTAAGAGTGCCAGGTCAAATCACTATGGGAGATGTCACAAAGTCTGCAGGTCAATTTGGTTTAGCTGTTTTGCCCGCATTTATGGGATCAGGTATAAGAGCAAGATTAATTGAAACTATTAATAGAGGTGATATTGGAAAACTTTCTAAGTTTGTAAAGGTTGCCCCGCAGCTATTAGGTTTTCCTACTAGACAAGATATGGCAGCATTTTTTAAATATGCTTTGGGAACAATACCTAAAGAAATGGTGACTAAACAACCAAACTTAATGGCTCTTACTCAATTTGTTGAACAAATATCTTCTGGTAAAACAATGGAGAATCTGGATCAATACTACGCAAATATTAGAGAAGAAATGGAAAATCCTAAATATTTAGCACAGCGTGAAGCTTTAACAAAAAGACTTGTAGAAATTTATACTAACCCTAATCTTTCAGAAAATGTTGTAGATCCAAATGATTATGATAAAATCTTAGAAGAAGGTTCAATGTACGAAGACATGCCAGACTTTGTGTATGACATGGCTCAACAAGAGGCTAACAAAATTATTTATGAGGAGCATTACAGATTGATTGGCAAGAAACCACCAGAGCAAAAGACGATGCAGGATGATACTCTATTTGAGGAAGTAACAGGTATTGACCTCGCTCCAGGCGAAAGAGAAAATCCACCATCAATAAATCCAAGAACAATGGAACCCTATGATAATGTCAGAGGCATGGCCATGGGCGGCGATCCAGGTCAGTTTACTGACCCACTACGTACACCTGACGACAGCGCTGTTGACGTGAGAAGTATACAAGAAGATTCACCTTACTTGAGTATTGACGAGCTTGACTTGTTCGAAGAAGCAAATCTCAAGCCAACATTAGATAATCAGATGCCTGAAGTGCAATTAGCATCGGCTAACATATTTGGTAAGATACCAGGTTGGGCCGTGTACCTTGATAAGAAAGGCGATCTACTTAGTTCTGGTAAACAAACACAAAACCTTATTCGAATAGGTGATCAGGTAGCAGAGGCTACAAAGTCACCAACAGAAAACATTAATAGATTTTATTCTAACCTCGAAGCAAAACTTCTTGATCCAAGTGTGCCAGATACTTTTACAACGCCAGAAGAATTATTTAATTTCTTTCAGTCAAGAAACATCGGTAAGTTAGAAGTAGAGGACTATCAGCTACCACAGTTATTTCAATCAATATTTAAGTCAGGTCAACCAGTGACCAAGGCTCAGCTTCTCAACAGAATAAAAGAAGCACCGATACGAAAATTAAAATCACAAACGTTTGGTTTTAGATCGGAGATAGATAACGGAGATGGGCAGTTCATTGATCACAAATACGGTGATGGTCATTTTGAACCTGGTGCTAATCCAGGAACCTACAGAGAAAGTGTTATCTATTTAAAACCAGATGACATACCTGGCGATCCAGCAGCTTACAGACATAGTGTCCATAACTTTTTTCCTGCTGATGATGCGTACGTTGTCGGTTGGTCACGGCTCACGGACCGCCCTGCAATTATACCTGGTACAAGCAAACAACTGTCAGGAGATACGACAACAAAACTTTTAGAGTTAGAAAAGAAAAGAGACAGACTTACAGCAATTACAAACAAGTCAGCACAAGACATTGTGGATCAATCAGGTGGTCGTGTAAGTATAGAACAAGCACAGAAGAATATCGACAATGCACAAAAGCAACTAACCAAAATACAAAACGATATTGACAATTTTGGATCTGGTGCAAAACAAGCCGTAGTTGGTGATGAAGTTGTAAACGTAACATTTGCTGATGAAATACAATCAGATATATTTCAACGTTACCGAAAACACTTAGAACAAACAAAAGATGAATATCAAAGAATTGTTTCTTTAATTGGAGACGTAAAAGCCAGAGACCCTAGATTTATACGTAATGAGTCTTTTTCAGGTGATGTTAATGCTTTAACAATTGCGTACTACGCAAAACACAAAGATATACTTAGACCAGTTTTTAGAACACAAGAGGACTTTGTTGGCCACATAAAAGCATTACAAGAATCTAATGCTATCATGAAAGAGTTCGCACAACTACGACCTGGTATGTTGACAGAGGGTGCGATGGTGCCTGTGCGTGAAGCACAAAAACAAAGGGATAATGTACTTAATTTTTTTGATGAGATACGTGTTGATCCAGATACACTTAAAACATTATTTCCAAATGTGCCTTTTAAAGACAGAAAAGCTTGGGGCGATGTAATAATTAAAAACGATTTACACATGGCAGCAAAAAGATTGTTTGTTGATGGAGATCCTAATGCACCAACGTGGTATGCCATAACACCAGCTAAACTTGTTGCAGGTAGATACAGTCAAGCAGGAACGACAGCAACGCCTATCGGTCAAAGAGCTGGAAAGAAAGGTGTAGGCACGTATGAGTTTTATGGTGGCCCAGATGCTACAGACCCTAATGGTAAACACTATACAAGTATATTAGAGCAGTCGCTCAAAAGAGCAGCAAATGTAAACAATGCAGAGTTTAAAATAATTAAGGTGGGTATAAGCACTCCTAATAAACAGAATAAAGTAATACAAATTGTAGATTTATCAGGAGGTGAGCCTACAGTTATAAAAACAATAAAAGTTAAAAAAGGACAGACAAGAGAGGCTATGACTGAAGCTACTGATTTTATCAATAGTCAGCCAAATCCTACAAGCTTATCCACAAATACTACTTCAACACCTTCAGGCTTTGAAACTGTGGATGCTTATGCTATAAAACTAACACCTGAAATGGTATTGCCATCCAAGACACACATGGCTATAGGTGGCTATGTTAAATATGATCCAATGCCTAATATTGAGGAAGTTATAGGAGCAGCGTAATGGCAGTTGACAAAAGATTAAATCCAAACACCGAACCGCAAACGGTAAACGATGCGTTAATGATACCAGCAAAGACTGGTGAAACTGTAGAGTTGGAGCCAGGTACAGATAACCCAATGGTTGAGATTACTGATGATGGCGGTGCTATTGTTGGAGAACAGGATAGAATTATTGAAGATACGCATGATGCTAACTTAGCTGAACTTATTGATGAAACAGAACTAAACAACATAGCATCAGAGCTACAGGGTTTCTACGAAGACGATCTGTCTTCACGTAGCGATTGGGAGCAAGCATATAAAAAAGGTTTAGACTTACTTGGTTTGAAGTACGATGAAAGATCACAACCGTTTCAAGGGGCAAGTGGAGTAACCCATCCGTTATTGTCAGAATCGGTAACACAGTTTCAAGCTCAAGCTTACAAAGAATTATTACCTGCAGGTGGTCCAGTTAGAACACAAGTTATTGGTGAGGTAACAAAAGACAAAGAAGATCAAGCACAAAGAGTTCAAGAATTCATGAACTATCAAATCATGCACGTCATGGAGGAGTTTGATCCAGACCTTGATCAGATGTTATTTTATCTACCACTATCTGGTTCTACATTTAAAAAAGTTTATTACGATGCAAGTCTTGGTAGAGCTGTATCAAAGTTTGTACCAAGTGATGATCTTGTTGTACCTTACAATGCTGTCAATCTAGAACAGGCCGAAAGAGTCACACACGTTATTAAAAAATCAGAAAACGAAATTAGAAAATTACAAGTCACTGGATTCTACAGAGATGTTGAAATCAAAACATACAATGATCAAGATGAAATTGAAGAAAAAGAAAGACAGCTTTCTGGTGTTAAAAAAGCAGGGTATGCAGATGACGAATACACTTTACTAGAGGTTCATGCAAATTTAGATCTACCAAGCTTTGAAAGAGATGATGGCATCAAAGCACCTTACATTGTAACAATAGACGAAGGGTCTGGAAAAGTATTATCTATCTATAGAAACTACCGTGAAGAAGATGACAAGTTAAAGAAAACACAATACTTTGTTCATTATAAGTTTTTACCTGGTTTAGGTTTTTATGGATTAGGATTAATTCATATGCTTGGTGGTTTATCAAGAACTGCTACTGCAGCTTTACGTCAATTAATCGACGCTGGTACACTTGCAAACTTACCAGCAGGATTTAAGGCAAGAGGTTTACGTATACGTGATGATGATAACCCAATACAACCAGGTGAGTTCAGAGATGTAGATGCACCAAGTGGTGACCTCCGTGCTGGATTACTACCACTTCCTTACAAGGGTGCAGACCCAACATTATTTCAATTACTTGGTTTCGTTGTACAAGCTGGTAAAGAATTTGCTACCGTTGCTGATCAGAAGATTGGTGATAGCGTTGCAGCTAATGCACCAGTTGGCACAACTATGGCTCTTATGGAAAGAGGTATGCGTGTCATGTCAGCGATTCACAAAAGATTACACTACGCACAAAAAATAGAGTTTAAATTACTTTCAAAAATATTTTCTGAATCTTTAGACCCCGCATATCCATATGATGTAGTTGGTGGAATTAGATCAATCAAAACGTCAGACTTTGATGAAAAAATTGACATTCTACCCGTTTCAGATCCAACAATCTTTTCTATGTCTCAACGTGTTACGTTGGCACAAACTCAGCTACAACTTGCTCAAGCTGCACCTCAAATGCACAACATGTATGAAGCGTACAGAAGAATGTATCAAGCAATGGGTGTGCAAAATGTTGATGCAATATTACCTGTTCCTACACCACCTCAACCTATGGACCCTGGTATGGAGAACGGTAGTGCTTTGTTGGGTAAACCTTTACAAGCTTTTAGAAATCAAAACCATATGGCTCATATTGATTCACACAGAGCTTTCTTTTCAAGCATATTAGTAAAAAATAATTTACGAACTATGACGCTGCTTGAGTCACACATTATGGAACACGTATCAATTCAGGCAAGAGAAGAAGTAGAGCAAGAAATGAAAGAGGATTTACAGAAAGTTGCACAACAATATGGTGGTCAAGTGCCACAAGAGGAACAAGTTAAACTACAAGAACTATTAGAATCTAAAGTAGCAGAAACAATCACTGAAATGACAGAAAAAATGATTGAAGAAGAACAAGAAATGCTGTCATCTCAAGGTGAAGATCCATTAATTTCTTTAAAACAACAAGAAATACAGCTACGTGCTGCTGATTTACAAAGAAAATCACAGTTGGATCAAGCAAATTTAGAGATGGATGCCGCAAAATTAGAGCAAAATGAGAAACTAACTAAAGAAAAGATAGAATCACAAGAGGATATTGCTCAATTACGTGCAAATGTTAACCTTTCTAAACAAAAACAGTGAAGAAAAGAGAGAAAAAAGTCGCAAAAGTAATGCGAGAGTTTAAAAAAGGTAAATTAAACATTGGCAGCTCGAAAAAAAAGGTTAAATCTAGAAAGCAAGCAATAGCTATTGCACTAAACGAGGCAGGTATATCTAAAAATGGCAAACGCAGAAGAAAAACTAGCTGATTATTTTGATAAGCTTATGCTTATTGCAAAAAATACTTCCAAAAATCCTGAAGATAGTATACTTTTAGCAGGAGCTATGATGGCGTGTGCAAAAATGGTCTATTATGAGCATTTATCGCCAAAAGAAGCAAAACATTTGGAGAATCATAATGGTTATGACCTCCTTGAACTGGTAAAACCGACAATACATTAGAGGTTAACATGGCATTGAGTGAAAAGGGAGTCAAAACCGCAAAAGATAAAATTAAAAGAGATAAGTTTATTGAGAAATTTAAAGAAAATAGACCCGATCCTGATTTCTTTTTACCAAAAAAACCAAAAGGTCCAAAGAGATTACCGTTACCAAAAGATCTGTTTCCAAAAAATATGGAACCAATGCCTTTTAAACCAAAAGGAGATCGAAAAAGATTTTCAGAAAAAGAATTATTAGAAAAACTTAAAAAACAAAGAGATAAAAGAAAAAGTGGTCCCGCTGTAGATACAAGTAAGAAAAAGAAAAGAAAAGATTCACAAAAAAATGTATTTGCTGACGGCGGAAAAGCGGAAAAGTTTGGTATGTTATCAGTTAAAGCTGGTGTAGATAATAACCCTAATCCTACACAAGCAGATAGAATTGTTGGAGCTACGAAAAAGAAAAATGGCGGCCCAGTCGATTCACCTAAGAAAAAAGATAAAAAGAAAAAAATGCCTGGTTTACTTGCAATAGGCATAGAAATAATTAAACCTAAAAAACCAATTAAAGCTGCGAATGGTGGTCTAGCAGGTAGACTTGCTAAACGTGGCTATGGAAAGGCTAGATCATGAACTTTAAAAAGAAACAAGTGAAAACGGTAAAACCAAAAAACCCTTTTCCTAATATGAAAGTTTCATCTGATGCTGCTATTGTATACTCACCTTTTGTTGTAAAACAAAACAAAGGTAGTGGCCCACAAGGGCAGACAAGCAAGGCTCAGATCAAAAAAGTTGCTTTTAAAGGCGTAAAGTAATAAAACCCTACTAACAAAGGAGGATTGTATGAAACTTGTACAAGATCTATGGGCACACTTAAAAGAGTGGTCTGACTGGAGTATGAAGGACTGGATTAAAGCTGCAATTGTAGCAATAATCGTAATCATTATTATAGGAGCAATCTAGAATTTATGTGGCAATTATTT